TAGAAATCCAGTGCTAGGATGCGTGTACAGTTAAACAGTTTGGAGGTTGTTGCTATGAATGGTTCAAAGTCATCAAAAAATAGAGTAAAAGAAATTGTAAATGATATTCGCCACATTCAAAAAATAGCTAATGATAAGGAGAAAGGGTCAGGTAAATATATAACAGACAGATGCAATGCTATTGCCAGAAGAGAGCACAAATCATTGGGTGTTATAGTTGATAAAAAGACGGGAGATCTTAAAAGTGAGCCAGCATGTTCCTATAGATATTACTCCCATCTCATGGAAACCTATAGAAATGCAATAAAGTCACTAAACCTTAAGCACCATTCAATCGATTATCATATTAACGTTTTCATACGCAAATATAAGGATAAAAAGCCAGAGATTGTAAAGATGCTAGATCCCTCGCTACCAATAGAAAAGCTTAGGGATAACATTATTTTATTAAGAGCAGACTCAATAACAGGATCAGAATATAAAAAAGATCTTTTATCGCTGAATGTAGAACATCATTCATACTATCTTTTTGAACCAAAAGGAGCTGTTAAGGACTGGATAAAAGACGACGATTCAAAGCAGCTAAGCAAAAAATTACACAATCAAATAGTTGTTAATCCTAAGTGGATCAAGGATTTATCATTAATCCTTTTAACAAAAGAAAGCCCATCAGATAGTGATCTATGTGTTGGCTTAGCGCTATCAACTGGTCGCAGGCTTACGGAGATAATGAAAACCGCAAAAGTTAAAATGGTTGATGATAGAACGCTTTTGTTCAGCGGCCAGCTCAAGACGAAAAATAGACACCTATTCGAATCTGTAAAACCTTACAACATACCAACCCTAATAGACGCCAAAATCGTCCTGCAGGCCTTTAAAACACTGAGAAAGGCCACAAGAAAGGATAAGCTAAAATTTACTGATGTACAGGGAAATGAAGTAGAGAGCATGGTAAAGGATGGCGATATTAAAGACTATGACCACAATAAGGCTGTACACCGAAAATACGAACGAACAATGAACTCTGCTGTAAGAATGAATCTCCAAAACGGCAATTTTTCGCTAAAAGACTGTAGAGCGCTATATACAGAAATCACTTATGAAAATCATAAGCTTCCAGGCGAAGCCAGGTCAGCTTACAGACACCGTGTTTTGGGCCACTCTATGATTGAAACTCAGCTACACTATGAGGCCTTTCAGATAAGTGAATCCGTTAAGACTATAGAATTATCAGCTGACCAAGAAGAACCAAAAGGAAATGCTAAACCGGTAGTTAGTAATGATCTTATCGAGTACTTAGAAAAAGCCGATAGTAAGATTATGGACTACACGCGAGCCCCCAAAATGCAGATTGTTCACAACTGGCTAAAAACAGAGGTTTCTGATAACGGACTGCCACACAATGAAATTACCGCCTCATACATTCGTCGTCACTGCTTAATTGATGGCAAGCAGCTAAACCACAACACCGTAAAAAAATACCTTGATGAATTCGTTGAAATATCTAACTTTCAGGCTAACATTGACGCCGAGGAGTAAGAGAAAGCAAGCATAGTTAGGCATGTTTACTATGCGGTAATATAGGAGAGTACTGGTTGTATTTACAGTGCTCTCCTTGGTATAATAACCACATACGTGATCACCTATTGGCCCCCCGCCAAACCACGTTAACCAGTATGTTTTTGTATATCAGGTGATCATAGCTCCCCCGCAAGATCCCCATACATTCAAACGTATTTTGTCTTTTCAATTTTTAGCGCTTATGGAATGAGGCTAACTATGCTCTATATCACGTTACAAAATGAGGATGGCACTGCTTTGAAAAAGCAGGCAAAAACCTGTATCAATGAACTACTGAAAACCAGGCTCGATACCATTACCGCTCTAAACTCAAAACAAGAGGTTCCCACCGAAAAAATTCTATTTTTACTACATGAGGCCGCTGACCTTTTGCATATACAAATGAACGGCCAAAAGTCATAACGACCGAAAAGAAGAAACAAATTTCCCAATTATTGCGGAGCTTATTGAATGATTGATTTGTTAAAAAGTACATTTGTACAAATGTTTAATAGTACATATTCGGTTATAAATAATAAAATTGAGCTTAGAAATAAGGCTGAAATACCTGATGGGTATCTCTCAAAAAAAGACGCTCACTTTATATACGGACTAGGGCTATCTGAGAAGGTATTTAGATTAACCATGTTTACTTGCGGCGTATCCACCTTCGACTATCTACACACTGCAGAAGTCGGTCACGAAATGAAAACCTTTGCTTACAAAGAGAACGAAGTTCGCGCCGCCATACTTTTGCTAAAAAGTGACGCCACCCAAGTCACGCCCTCAATGTGCCAGTCAGATATATTAAATGGTACACGCTTTAGATATACCAAAGAGTTAGTAAGCTAAAAAACAGGGTTTTACTCTTATAAACAAACAAAGTAACAATTGTTATTTTGTACAAATGTACATAATAACAATTGTTACTTTTTAAAATCGTCAACAATCCCCTTGCTGATGTTTGCCTTTTATCAAAAATATCCCTCTATACTTAAAACAAACCACCAACAAAAAACAATGGATGTCTTTTGATCGTATACGGATACATAAGCACCTCACCAAACCCTGATCATCACAGCCAAAATGCAGCATTAGAAAAATGTGGCTGCTCTGTTATTTATAATGACAGTTACGGGCAGAGATCAGAGAGAAAGGCCTTGATTAGTCAATTGAAGCCTCTTGATATGCTAATAATCTGGCGGCTAGATAAACTGAGCGACAATCTAGCAGATTTGTTGCATATGCTCGAGATAATGCACCAAAAAAACATCCATTTTAAATCACTGCAAGAAGGACTCGAGTTTTCACCTGGCATTGATAATATCTATTTTCAGAACCTGCTTGAAACCATGACTAATATAGAAAAAAATATGGAATTCATTAAGCTGTAATCATTTTATGATTCTCACCTTTCTTTTACGTCTCTATATATCATCATTATCATAGTAACAAGAGATGCTCTAGCGTCGGCTGGTAATACACGTGCAGCCGCTGCAACATCCCAGCACGTCGTATTATCAACATCCAATGTATCTAATACCAAATCCAGCTCTGTAAGTTTCATCTTTTGAATCAGTGTTAGATAGTTTCTGAGGCGTATATCTGCGGTCCCGCTTTCAATCCTTTGATATGTTTTAAGCGAAAGGCCAGCCATGTCCGCCGCTTGCTCTTGAGAGTATCCAGCGGCTTTTCTTCGCTTAATCAATGCCAACATGATTGGTTCGTTTGTCATAGCTTGGCCCCGTTAAGACTCTTTTGTCCGGTTAATCTAAAGTATAGGACTGTTTTGTCTTTCCACCTTTTCACAAGGGTCTAAAAGGGCATATTCTACAAATGGGGGCAAACTTAGTTAGGAAAACGTGAATCCATTAAAGGAATTTTAGGGAGTTTTATGAGATATACCCATCGAGCTAGTAGTAAGGCTCGACAGAAACAAGCTGATATTTGCATACATGAATTGTTAGAAGTCAGAGAGGAAATTGCAGAACAGGAAAAACCTATACCAGTAGAGAGACTATTATTTTTATTACATGAAGCCGCCGACCTTTTGCGAATATCGCAGGTATAACAAAGCCTCAGCTTAACCACTGATAAAGACAACCCGAACTCAAAGACATTCTTTCTTTAGTTTTTAAGCTGCTCTATACCGATAAGTTCGGAATAAATCCGAGAAATTGATTCGCTCGCCCCCTCAGATGGAGCGTGTTGAGTCAAAACGCCCATTTTGCCAAGCCGCGTCATTATCTTTGGGGCATATTCAATAGGAATATGCAGGTTCTTCACAGCTTGCTTAAGTGTGTCTATCCAGCCAAAGGCCTTTGTTTGTGTTGCTTGTGGTTGATCCAAACTTTTTTCTGTATCTATATAGATATCAGAAAATGTTTGGATCAAATCACCATCCAGGTTATCAATCTTAAATGAGGTGACGTCGGCCTCTATTCTGCGTTGGTGTGTGCTCATCATCAGGCTCCAGCTATCAAGCTTGATGCTGTAGCGTGTGCGGCTCTCTGAGCCCTTTACAAGCCGTGGTAACTGTAATGTGTCAATCTTAAGGCCAAGGGCTTCAAGGATGCTTTTAGCCTTGTTAACAGTGTTTATTTTTCTGCTGAAAGGATTGATATAGCCGCCGAACTTATACCAGTTGTTGAAAAGGTGGATGTTATCCCCCTCAATTAGATGAGAAATGGCACTATGGAGCAACTCAGGGCTGGCGTTACCCTTTCCAGTGCGATAATCAATGCCCGTAATTTCAAAAAAATTCCGCAACGCTTCGCGTTGCTTGGTTAAATACAGTCGGCTACTGGGCTCAACCTCTGCCTCAATTTCCTTTGCATCATAATCACGGGCTTTCTCTTCGCTCATATGCAAAAGTTCAAATAGACGAACTTTACCCATGCCACCTTTATGATGAAAATCAACGCTACCCTCATTAACATCCATCATTAACGATTTTTCAATATTCCAGCGGTTAATCTGTGCTTTCTCATCGCGGCTTAGATTTGGCTTGTTTAGTAGGTTCTCAAGCTCAGCATCGGTTGGGGTGTCCTGATCAAGGTGCCTGGTCATATCAATGGCTTTCATGATATCGCGAGCAACGTCCTTCATTGATTTGCCCATCTCTTGCTCAATTTCGCTAGTATCTAAGTTTTGCAACTTGTAGCCGTCCGCAAAAAGAATGCATAGCAAGTTATTAGCAAAATCATTTTTGGCCTTGTTTTCCTGTGCTACAAGGTCAAGTCGGAAGCGATCAAAATCTAAATCATTCGACGTTATTTCTATCGTGCCAGCGTCTTTATTAATATTTACGTTTAGCTCTTTATCGTTCGCAAGAATCAAACCGAGCCACATATTGTTAGCAGACTCCTCACGATTACTATGCATAGTAGAGAGGCCTAGGACAAATTCCCTGGCGCCACGGTCACGCCGAATCATTTGTATAGCATCAGATGGGGCAACTGATCCGCAAAAAATGCCATAGTGCTTGTTAAAGTGGCCGTTTTCTAACGAAACACCGGATGATATCGATGGTGAGTAAATTAGGTAATCATACTGCAGGCTTTGCCCGTCGGGGTCATCAGTGAAAGCATCAACATCAGCATTTTCTTTCGTGTCCAATGCAACAAATAGCCCTTTCTTTTCAGGGTATTTCTCTTGCAAGCTCAAAAATAGCTTTTCCCCATCCTTGGCCGAGTCGTTAGCTACTAATACATTATGCCCGGATCCAACATCTTCCATCACTTTAAAAAAAGCGCTGTCTGCATCGGTGTAGTGAATAGTTGTGTCTGAGCAATCGGTGTGCCCATCAATGACATGGATTTTTTGCAGCTTCGCAGCATCTTTACCATATCGGCTTTCAATCATTGCATTGCGCTGCTTAAGTGCCAGCTCACAAAATTCTACTAGCGTATCGTTTGCATCCGCATCAGCTAGAATAACTTGATCCCGAGTGGATGAAATCATTCCCAACATGCGGTTGAATACAGCAACGGGGTATTTAACAGCGCCACCTGAGGCTATATGTCTAAGAGTTTGTGAGGCTTCGTCAATAAATAGGGTGTTGAGGTTATCAAGCAAAGGGCCAAAATCTGACTTAATACAGGAGTTAATACAGCAAGCCAATTTATTAGACATAGATAGCATGTCACTAACGCCGCTTTCTTGGTAGTGAATTACCGGCGATGTATTCCAAGGGATATTCTCGTTGAGCTTACTATGAGCCCCACCAATCAAGGATACTCGATGCGCAAAAAAAGCAGCTCTTTCTGCTTCAAGCATCACCGGCTTAATGATTCCTTGAGTTTTTCCTGATCCCATCGGAAAACGAACAATCACGATACCATCGAGTGACTTAACGTAGTCCAACACTTCGTTATCAACCACGCCCTTATTGAACTTCTTGTAAGTGATATGCTCAGGGCGCTGGCTATCTTTTGTAATACGCTTAGAGAAAGAACGGAAGTTTTGCGCGTCTTGAGTTTTTGCTTTGAAAATCTTGGTGGCTTTCTCTGCCAACTTGCTCAAATCAATACAGTTTTTAGGGATGCCTGCTTTTTCTGCAGTGTCACGAATTAACGCTATAACGTCAGATGGACGGTATTTTGGTAGGCCAACCTGCATGCCTGCTTGAACACATTTTACGGCCTCAGACTGTACGGCACGAAAATTCACATACTGTAACCGGCACAAGGCCCGCTCAAAAATGTCACTTTCAAGCTTAATACGTGACTTGTTACCTTTAAGCTGTCGGGCAACTTCTTTTAGACCGGCCTTGGTGTGTAGATCATTAAAATCCGTTGGTTTATAGCTAGGATCGACCAAATCAAACTGTGGAGCGTAAGCTTTTACGTTGTTATGTGCTGCAAGTAGATCCAATGCAACCAACATACCGGCGTTGCCCTTACCTTCTTTTTGCTTCCAAAGGTCATTATCAACGGCGGCAATCAATGGTAGGTATGGTTTTTCGCGCTGGTAAGCATCAACAGTCTTCACCGCGTTATAAGCATCAAGGGCAACAATCACGGCGCAGGATATATTGATAGATTGCATGGCAAGCAATACTGAGGCACCAGTTGCAAAACCCTCAACAACATAGATTCTATCTGCAGAAGTAATATCACCTAGCACTATGTGTGCAGTGTCTTTATCTATGCCCCATGTAAAGTCTTTATTTGTAGGTTTGCCTTTGCCCTTTGTAAAGTGCTGGTCATAGATGCGTTGAATACCTGCAGGGCTACCATCAATATATTGCAGTTTTAGTGCAATGTAGTTGCCGTATTTATCCGATCCGGTCCGAACATTAGCATGTTCAAAAATGGAGGATATGGATTTTTCATCGGTGTACACAAAGCTATCGGCGGAAGGTAACCTATCAAACTCAGCCAGCTCTTTTGCAACATTGGCGGCTCGTCGTTGGTTTTCTTCTTTCTGCTTTCGTCGGGCAATTTCTTGCTGTTTGGTGGCCTTAGCTAAGCGCTCTGCCTTCTTTTTGTTCCATTCATCCCTTTTTTCTTGTGGGATAAATTCGTCTTTCTCGCGTTTGAAAAGCTCCCAAATGTATTCAAGGCCATTGAAGACAACGGTATCACCGGCACCACCTTTGGATTTGAAAGTAACTAGAGGAAACTCATTGCCGTGATCATCTTTCTCAAGTGAGGCATAAATACCTACCGATGCTTTAAAGTTTGGTAGCAGCTTTCCACCACTTGCGTTGACCTTGCCTTCTTTCCCGTTCTTCCAAGACAAGTCACGAACAACACGAGACCAGTTAACCCCAATTTGGGCAGCATGATCTGCAATGTCTGCATCAAAATAAGTTGCAACCGCTAGCCCCGAACCAAAACGCTCAGTATAAAAATTCTTAAATTTATTATTGTGCATCCAATATCCTTACAGATGTCATTTTGTACAAATGAACAAATGTAAGAATCAACATTTAAACAAATCACCAAAAATGTTGTTTTATGAGGAGGCTAGGGCTAAAATAGATTTGAAGCTGCAGTTTTGTTTGCAATCTTTTTTGTTTGCCCTAGCTGCTTGGTACAGAACTATCTGCCAGGATAGCTGTTCCTCATAAACAAATTCTTTTTTTGGTGATTTGTTTAAGTGCATTTGTTCTTACATTTGTATTCATAAAAAGCCTCTGCATTGCAGGGGCTTTTTTGTTTTTAAGCGTAACTTAAATACTTCACTATAGAGTATAGGGAATTTCTCGAATAAGGGAAGTTTTTTTATGTTCCTGAGCGTTGGATTTGACCAATAACCACACCGCAAACAATGTCTTTAGGGTTAAGTGTTGATAGGGGGTATTGGGGGTTAATGGGCTTAAGGTGTTTTCCTGTAGAATCAATGATTAACTGTCTAAATGTAGCCTCTGTAGAGCCCTCTGTTTTTACAATAATTAGGCTTTTATGGTTGGCTTTGGCTTTGGGTTCCACAACGATAACTGAGTGCTCATGAAAGCTATTAGATTGGCCTGAAATCGAGGCCATACTCTCATCTTTAATCTCTAAAGCGTAGGCGTCAGAGGAGCAATTAAACGGCGAGGGTATAACGTGTCCTTCATGATCTGCCCTTGTAATTCCCTTTTTTCCAGCTCTCGACCACGAAATAACAGGTAGTTGGATTGTTTTCCTAGCATTGGCAGCAACTAAGTTGCTGTTTTCACTAGTGCTCATAGCTTCGTAAATACCATCAAGACTTAGATTGTAGTATTTGGCTAGTCTGGCAATGACTGTAAATGCAGGTTGGACTGTCTCACCTAACTCAATTTTAGATTGAGTTGAAGCAATGATTCCTGTTGCCGCTTCCACTGTTTTCATCGCTAGGCCGCTATCTAAACGGGCTTGTCTGATTATCGATCCTATATCCATAGCAACATCTTACCCAATAAGCATATTAAGTTTGATTTAATTCCCGTATCCGCTATTATTCTTATATATGATCGCGAATACGGGAATGACTAGATATGGAGAGTGTTGAAAATAGCCCCTTAAGAAGGGTGAGAAAGCAAGAGGGGATGAGGCTGATTGACTTGTCTGAAGTTATGGAGGAGCAAGGTGAGAATTGTACACCTGCATATTTGTCCTTGTTGGAGCGAGGTAAGGTTTGGCCACGGCGTCCAGTTGTCGATGCATTGGTTGGATATTTTAAGGGTGCGTTAACTCAGACTCAAATCTTATACCCAGACCACTTTACAGGAAATAGTAAGAATGTTGCATAACTCGCCTGATGAAATCTTGCTTTATTACGCTAATCAAATGATTGCAAATAGCTCATGTAGTCAGTCTAAATTTGTTCATGAGTTGCTATTGCCAGCACTGACAGAGAGCGGGGTTGTTGAAGATGATGAGCCTAAAACTGCAGAAGATTATGAGAAGTGGCGTTCAGCCAAGGTTAGACAAATCAACTCAGTGTTGAATGGGAAAACAAAGATCCCTCTTTGTTGGTTGTGGCCATGGCTTGATGTTTTGCCCGAGCCTTATGGTTCGAAAGCGCGTAAAGATTTCTTTGCTCAAGCTGGGGTTATGGATGTGTCGCCAGTTGATATGGAGGTGGCTGAGTATAAGGCTGATTTGCCGTCACTGTTTAGAGAGGTTGCGGATGTTATGAGCGCCGGTTCCGGCGTGGCTGCTGATGGAAAATATGATTCAGATGATAGCCCTGAGGAATTGTTAGCGCTAGCAAATGAAATTGTTGATGTTGTGGAGGTTTCTTTTAAGCAGTTGTTGGCGCTTTCAGCGGCTGTTGATCTAACTAATGAGAGGGCGTCTATATTTGTACAAATGTTTATTCCAACAAATGTACAAAATACCAAAAGTACAAAATAATATTTAACCATTTTAGGGGTAGCACTGTGATTGATGAAAGGACAGCTCAATGGTTGCGTGGCAATGTTGTATCAGCGCTAAGTGTAGACGTTCGAACAAATAGCCCTATGAACATAGACCTTGCAAGTGTTGGCGGTGACAAGTTTGGAAGGTCCGGCAATTGGGTTGATTCTGTCTCTGAAGAAAATATCAATTTTGCAATCGATCCCTTACACGCAAGTTCGTCAAGATCAGTTAAGCGGAGTAGTTGCCCGTTGCCCCCTAATGCATTTTTTTCTGTTCAGATAATCAGGGTTTTAAATATGTTACCAGAGGCGAGGGGCGCGTTGCTTCGTTTTGCCTATGCAGATAATTGTGAATGGTCGTATGTGGAGTTGGTTGCTCGCAGCTTATGGCAGGCGTTTCTAAATGATCAGAAAAAGAAGTTTAGAGCTAAGAAAGAGCGGGTACTAAAAAATATGGTTTTTCTGGCCATGCAAAACTGGAAGTACTCAAATTTACATGGATCTGATCTACATGGCCCATCAAGAGTTATAGAGCTGCTTGAGATTAGTGGGCACCAGTGGCGGCGGGATTGGTTACCTTTTTGGCGTCAGATGCATAGCCTGTTGTCTACAGCGGATAGGGCAGGCTTGGATGGCATTTATCAAGGCACTAGTGAGAAGGCGTATAAGCAATGTGTGTAAGTAAAAAGGAGCGCATTGCGTGGATAACATCAGTTATGAAAGTTCATGCTCCTATGCGCGGTTGTTTGGGTTGCGAGACAGAGCCAAAGCTTGGGTATAACTCAGGTGTCTACAAGGGGATTACAGAGGCTCCTGCAGGTACAAAGATTGGTGGGCGTTATGAGTCTTTTACGTTTCATTGTCCAAAGTGTGGTTTTAGCATAGTTCCTTATTCAGATTTACAGGCTGCAGTCACGGCTTGGCATAGAAGCAATGCAAGAAATGAGGCGGCAGTGTCGGCCTCATGGATGGAGCGTTATGAAGAGTTGGTTAGGGTTTGGAATGAGCAATGTATTGCAATTGGAGGAGTGGTATAGATGTTTTTTAAAAATGTGTTTGCGTATGAAATAACGAAAAATTTGGATCTGAGTGATTTTTCAGAAAAGCTTGGTAATAGTTCTTTTGTGCCTTGTGGGAATCAAGATCAGAAGAAAATGGGCTGGATTCCCCCTCTTCACGAGTGCGGTGGTGAGGATATGATTTTGGCTTCTGAGGGTCGTGTTTTGATTACTCTAAAAGTACAAGAAAGGCTGCTTCCATCGTCGGTGATTAATAAAGCAGTAGATAAGAAAGTTGAGGAGCTTGAGGCTAGACAGGATAGAAAAGTTTTTAGAAAGGAGCGGGCTGGTATTAAAGATGATGTGATTGCGTCTTTGTTGCCTCGTAGCCATACCAAAGATACTTATTTGAGCGGTTATATATCGACAGATAAGAAGTGGCTAGTTATTAATACATCATCTGAAAAATCAGCTATAGAATTTTGTGCTTTGTTGCGCCATTGCTTGGGCAGTCTTCCAATAATCCCATTTCAAGGAAAGACGGAATACTCCACATTAATGACGGGTTGGATTGATGCTGATTATGATATTGAAGCGTTAGAGGGTATATCATTTGGGTCAAATATAACGCTTGAGGGTGATGATTCAAATGTTGCAAAGCTTAAGGGTGTAGATTATTTCTCTGATGAGGTTTGTGTGCATATTGAATCAGGAAAAAAGGTACGCGAATTAGAGATGTTTGCAAATGGTGCTTTTGGATTTAATTTAACGGATGAGGTTAAGCTAAAGGGCATTAAATGGGATAAGGAATATATAGCCAGTAATGGCAGTGAATCAGAAGACCCTGCAGTGAGGTTTGATACTGACTTTGTTCTGATGGGTGGAATGATTGATATGTTGCTTGATCACTTACTTGTTGTTTTGGAGGTGGATAGGCAATGGCACGAGTAGCAGATTCTCAATTGTTTGATATAGAATTTTTTTCAGCAAATGAAAAGCCTTTGAATGATGGTGTTCCTGATAGTTATATTTTGTTTGGATCGTCGGGTGATTTTAAAATTGCTGTAGCGGCATTTGATGTTTTAAATAATTTTGATCACTTTATATCGGCGGGTGAGTCTCTTTTTGCTGATAGCTTTGACTATGTGGCGTGGGCAGTGTTGCCAAGAAACGTTAGGCGCTTAAGGTCGGTTACAGATGTTGGTTTGTTGGGTAAGTCTTTTCGGAGTCTTGAGCATGCATAACGGTCATGTGTTGAAGATGATGAGGTGGCGGCATTTTTGTGCTGTGAATAGTGGAAATCAATTTGCTCAATTTATTTGGTCAAGCAATTATTATCTAGAGATGGGTGAGGATGAGTTCAATGAGTGGAAAAACAGAGAAAAATAAAACAAATTATATTTTGATTGTTTTTAGCCTTGTGTTGTTACCTTTTTCAGTGCTTGCGGATTTAATAACATGTGGTGGTTTTTTTGTTGGTCGGCGTGATTCCTTTACTGAGAGTTGTATGAAGGTATTTAATAGTCGTGTTGATTTTGCTTTGGAGGGTGGTTTTCAGGAGGCGGCTCTTTTGCGTTTGTTGGGTGATGGCGTTATCTCTGTGGATCATTATAACGAGAGATTGTTTGAATTGAGGGCTGGTAATGTTTAAGAGAATGCACTTTTTTTGGTTGTATGAGGGTCAGCAGACGCATAGTGATTTTAGAAGAAATATATTTGTGTTTGTTTATGGTGACAAACTATATCTGTTTTCATTTGTTCGAAAGTGGTTTCATATATGGACATTAGCGGGTCAGTTTCAAATTGCTTTTTGTGGACTAGAAATATGGTCACATAATAAATTTTCTTGGTATAAATTTGCAAATAGACCTTGGATGGAAAACATAGAATATTAGTATTGAAATAAGCTGTCTTGATGAGCCCCTTTGCTGGGGCTTTCTGGGTGCAAGCAGAGGCGGCCTGCACGCATTGAGCGGACAACAATTAAACGCGTAATTGTCGAGGGTTTGGGTTATGGGTTTTAAGAAGCAATTGCAGTATTATTTGGATTCTGGGTGTGTCGATTACAGTAATAGACTGGGAATAGTAACGACTCCAGAAGGTTACGCGCTTTTGCTGAATAGTGACCACTCTCACTTTTTCTACATAAAGAATGGTGTTGAAGATGAGAGTCCCATTCATTGGAATAGGTGGGCGGTTTATAACTGGATAAAAAAAGATAGCGAGGGGGAGTGTAGAAAATGCGATTTAAAGAAAAAGGATAATACATTGGTTGGTTACATAGAGATTAATGGAAATTCATGTGGTAAAACTGTCGAAAAATCACTACTTAATATAGGAAAATAATGGCAACGGGCAGCAACACCGGCAGTATCTTTAGCTGCCCTATTAACATGGTCGGGCTGTTCCGTTGCCACCTAAATATCTTATTTGTCGGGAGAAATAGTTATGGCTCAAGCTAAAGCCAAAGCAAATTTATTATTCAAAGCAGTCATTACTCTTGAGCTTTCAGAGCAAGAAGCGGCGGCTCTAAATGAGATGACGAAGTACGGCATTGAGCCGTTTTTGAAAGGCTACCACAAGATGTTAGGGCAGCATTACATCCAGCCGCATGAGAAAGGGTTGACCAGTCTATTTAAAACAATAGATACAACCCTCCCCTTTCAGCTATCGAAGCTAGAAGAATATAAGAAAGCGGTTTGTGAAGCAGCAGGCCAATTCAACGCGAAGTAATGTCGAGGAATAACTATATGGGTCATTCAATAGTAGAAACAAACGGTAATAGATTCGAGTCAAGAAATGGGAAGCTCTTTCTAAACGGGAACGAGATCAAGAACAATGTCGTTCAAATAAAGCAACCTATCAAACTACTGCTGTTTGTATCGTACCTAGCGGGTGCGGCTTCGGCGGCAATTTTATTTGATTGGATTTTATAAGGCGCGTATTTTTCGAAATTTAGATTTAACAACTATTAATTGTGTTTACAAATGGCACGCCGTTTGGTAGTATTTTGTTATTGTGAACACAAATATATAAACCGCCCACTTGAGGCGGTTTTTTTATGCCTGTTAATTGGTGATTGATATGTAATTATTTAGCGTGCTGTACTTGTGGTGTGGTGTTTTGATACCGGCTTAGTGCCGGTTTTTTTGTGTCTGGGGTTTAGTAATGGATGTTAATGTTCTTTTTGGTTTTTTTGCTCTAATGATAACAGTGATTGGCGGTTTGCTTGGTGTTGTGTGGCGGCAAATGGGAAAGAATAACGATTTTATAGTTAAGGTTTCTGAGAGCCAAAAAGATCATGAGCTTAAAGTTGCAACTGAGTATGTTTCTGTTAGTCGGCTTGAATCGGAGATAGGTTCGGTTAAAGAGTTGCTGGAGCGTGTTGAAAAAAATATAAGTAGTTTGCTTGAGATGAATGCGAGGAATGCAGCGTAATGAGAGATTTTATAGGTTATGGATTGGTTAGTGTGCGGATTGCTTTAGAGATAGCTAAAGCGGTTTGTGATGTCCTTGGTCACGGCAGGAACGGCACGGCTGTTCAGTTGCTTATGGAGACAGCGGCGGCTGAAACTATGATTGGCGCTTATCCTGATAGGCATACTCATGTCGCTGGTGTAGGTCTTACTCAAGTTGATGAGGGAACGTTTGATTGGTTGGTTGAGAAATATAAAAGCCGTGAATTGAATGAGAAGTTAAAAGAATCGTTCGGGATTGATCTTGCTAAGCTTAAGTATTCTGATTTAGCTTTGTCACCGTTGCTTGCGTTCATTTTTTGTAGAGTTCGTTATCAGGTTGTTTTGCAACAAATTCCAGAAAGGCAGGCAGATCGCGCTAAGTATTGGAAAGTTCACTACAACTCGACGAAGGGTAAGGGCTCGCCCGAGGAGTACTTACATAGATGTAAAAAGGCGGGGATTAATGAAATTTTTGAAAATGAGTTAATGGAGGAAATTAAATGCGCAAGTTGATTAGTGTTCTTGTTTTATTGGTTGGCTGCTTGCTGGCCTCATTTGCAATGGCAGATGAGGCGGTTGGGTTGGCAGTGTCTGAAGATTACCTGATGGGTGCTTTTGGTGTTGCTACAACAGTTCTTTATGGTGTAGCGCATATGGTGACGCGCTTGCCTGCATCTGTTACAGGGTCTTGGCCCCCTTGGGTGAGGGTGTTGATTGATGTTATAGCAGCGAATTATGGTAACGCAAAAAACAGTAAGCCATCGGGTGGAGATGGCTAATGACTTTATTTATGCGGTTACTTGTTGTTTTTGTTGAGTCATTGGTTCAGATGAAAAGGCGAGACGATGAGATTAAGAGGCAAGATAGGATGTTGGTTGCGCGTGATGACCCTGGCGCATATCTTCGCGGTCTTGGTCGGGTGCGAAAGCCTGAGCCCATCGATTCAGAGCAGAAGGTGTGTAGCAACTCCACCGGCAATAGAGGGGATGGTTGAAACCAAAAATGGTTTTTTTATACCTCGCTCTGAGATGTCTCAGATAGCCGTATACATAGAGCAATTGCGTCAGTGTGTGTTGGTTCGGTAGTGGCGTTGGCGTGCTGCAGCTTCGTTTTATGCCATCGTCAGAGGGGGGGATTCTCCCCCCTCACCGCGTAGGTACTTTGCTGGGTATTTTTCCTTACGGGTACATGACTCGCGGCCTTTGCGTCGTTTTAATATTTTAAAAGTAGTCCTTTCTTCCTTTTTGGTTTTTTCAGGGTGGGGGGTCTGGGGCCGCTTGTTATAAGGGGTTCTTTTGTTTTGCATCTTAAAATTAGGGTTCAAAACAAAGGACAATCTGAAAAAGTTGCTAGTTGTTAAATTGGTATTTTGTCCTTTCTTACATTTGTACATTTATTGGTGTGTTTGATGTCGATAGTTAATCGTAATGAGTTTGCGTCTATCGTGGGTAAGTCCGCTAAGTGGGTTGGTGAGTGGATTAAGGAAGGGATGCCAACGGAGGGTGGTGGTGGACGGGGTAAGCCTGTAATGATCGACACGATGAAAGCAATCGATTGGATGATTTCGCGTGAGGTTAAAAGGCAGGTTGGTGATGATGATATGGGACCACCAAAAGCAGGTACTAGGGATGGTGAGGAGCTATTAACGTCTATAGCTAAGCGTAGGAAGGCGGAGGTTGAAGCTGATAAGGCGGAGGAATTGGTAATAGGTTTGGATGAGGTTGGCCAGTTTATGTTTTCCATAGGGACTATCTTTGGTAGAGAGCTTAATGGGCTTGGTGCGCGTTTAGCGCCTGAGGTTTTGGGGATAAATGAGCCAGCGAAGTGCAAAAATAAAATCGATGTCGAGTGCAGAAGGATTAGAATTGCAACCGCTGATCGCCTCAGAGAATTTGTTTCTGAGTATCGTAGAAAGTATGGCCGAAATGGTGGACTCACCGCCGATAAGGAATGCGGCGGAGTGGGCGACAAGTAGTAGAATTATGCCGCCAGGTTCACCTATACCTGGCCCTTTTAATGCTCGTTCTACACCTTATATGATTTCGGTGTGTATGGCTTTTGCGGACCCTGCGTACAATAAAATCACTAGCGTGATGGGAACGCAAATGGGTAAGTCGGCGGCATTCCAAAATATTATTGGGTGGCGGCTAGATGATGATCCTGCGCCGATTATTTATATTGGCCCGACTGAATCAAACATAAATAATGTTGTTGAACCTAAGATTCTGGATATGTTTCGGGAATCTCCTAGTTTATGGAAAAAGTTCAATCAGAGAAGCAGTAAGCACAAAAAAATGGTGGCGGGTGTTTCGCTGAGATTTGCGTGGGCTGGTTCATCTACTGAACTGGCGTCTGATTCTGCAGTGATAACATTGGTTGATGAGTTGGATAGGCCACCAGAGAATGCAACGGGTGAGGGTACTCTTGATGAAATTGCAGAAGCTCGGGGGGATGCTTTTGCTGATTCTAAGTTGGGGTTAACAAGTACCCCCGTTCATGGTTTGGCTTCTGTATTTGAGCACCCAGATACAGGAATGATTCATTGGTCGGTGTCAGATAAGGGTAAAATTTCTAGTCCCATTTGGCTTCAGTGGGAAAAGGGGACGCGGCATGAGTGGAGCGTGCCTTGTCCGTATTGTGGTGATTATTTTATTCCCAGAAGTAGTTTATTGACTTGGCCAGGAAAGGGTACAGATAAAGAGTGTACGCCGGTAGAGGCGCTTAAGGGTGCTAGGTTAATCTGTGCTTGTTGTGGTGATTTAATTGCTGATAGTTTTCGAAAGGAGATGAATTCTAGGGGCGTTGCTGTTGCGCCTGGTCAGTCAATTATCCCAAATGATAATGATAGTGTTTTGATTAGTCAGGGTGGTGTTAATCACGTTGTTCCTTTTCATTCTTTTTTACATACAGATGATGGTAATAATCATTTTAGCATTTGGGTTAGTGGGTTATGTAGTTTTTCGGCTAAGAAAAGTTATGGTTTTTTAGCTAGAAAATTATTAGAGGCTCATAGAAGTGGCAACCCGTCAACGTTGTTATCAGTATTTAATACAGGTTTTGGTGAGGTTAACGCTGTTGCGGGTGAGGCTCCTGAGTGGGAGGAGGTTTATTCCTTGCGCTCAAGGTATGCGAGCAAGGAAGTGCCAGAGGGGGTTGAGGTTCTTATTTGTACGGTGGATGTGCAAAAAAATCGCCTTGTATTTGTTGTTCGTGGCTGGATGGCTGGCATGAGTTCGCGGCTTATTGAGTTTGGTGAGTTGTGGGGTGATACGGATAAAACCGAGGTTTGGACTCAGCTTGATGATTTGGTGTCGGGTGAGTGGGGTGGTTTGTCTTTGTCGTTGTGTGCTGTCGATTGCGGGTATAGACAGCCCGAGGTTTTAGCTTGGGTTAGGAGGCATAAGTCCATGGCTAGGGCGTTGATGGGTTTCTCTAGCATGTCTAAGCCTTTTAAGATGACTCGGTTAGAAGTTAGTAAGCTGGGAAAGGTTAGGAAGAACGGTGACAAGAGGTGGGATTTTGATGCGAGCCAGGCTAAGTCATGGGTTCATAATCGTATCAATTGGAAGGCAGGGGAGATTGGCGATTGGCTTTTACCATCGGATATATCTGAAGACTATTGTAGGCAGATAGTGGCAGAGGAGTTTGATCCGGGTGCGGGTAAATGGAATAGGATACATAAGGATAATCACTTTTTGGATTGTGAGGGCATGCAATATATGGGGGCCAGAATGTTGCGGGTTGATAGAAAGAAAGTGATTGTAGGTAGTGATGTGGAAAGTGAGGATTCAGTTTCGGGGTCTGTTGATGAGGTGGATTCTTCTGATGATTCCATAAAAAAGAAAACTCGAAAAACTAATAGGCGAACTCGTAAGCGTGGGGCGTCAGGTCGAAAGAGTGGATTTGTGAGTCGTTATAAATAATGAATGAGCCAAAAAAAATAGTTGCAGGTACATCTGTTGGTTGGTCGTTTAGTCATGATTTGGCTTTGTCTGGTTGGCAATTTACGTATATTTTGCGCGGTTCGGGTTCGATTGATATTGCTACTGCTACTGAGGTAGTGAGCGGTGTTGTGTCAGTTTCTGAATTGCCTTCGGTGACATCTTCATGGGTGGTGGGGGATTATGAGTGGAGATTGTTTGCGGAAAGTGGTGATGATAAGCATCTGGTTAGCTCAGGTAGGTTGTATGTAGATCCTGATTTTTCGAAGGTTGGGGCGGGCCATGATCCTAGAACTCATGCTGAAAAGATGCTCGCTGCTATCAAGGAAGTTTTGGAGGGTAGGATACCAAAAGATTGTGAGCGTTATACGGTTGATGATAGATCTTTGGATAGAATCCCAATTCTTGAGCTTGAGAGATTAAAAAGGATTTATGTCCTAAAAGTCAGAAAGGAGCGGAAGGATAGCAATTTTAATGTCCGCCGTGTTGTCTCGAGGTTTTCGGAATGAGTGAAGAGGAAGGTTCGCAAAAAACGCGGAAGGGTAGCGCTGGTAGTTGTAGATTTGCAATTGCAAAAAAGAATAGGGGTGGTATTAGGGTTGGTTCTGATCCAATAGAGATTAATGAGCAATTGCAGCGAGATTTGGCGGTTGTAAAAAAGCAGTCAAGGAAAGCAGGAAATGATGATAGTTATATAGTTAAATATTTGAATATGTGTGAAACACATATTGTTGGTCCAGAGGGTTTTACTCTTCAAAATCAGGCAATGGTTAGCGGGAGTAATAAGGAAAGGGACAAAATATCTAATGATATTATTGAGCATCATTTTAAACGGTGGGGAAAAAAAGGCTGTTGTGATGTGACGGGTAGGTATAGCTGGAAGGATGTACAAACTATATTTATTCGGACGGTGGCTGAGGATGGAGAGGTGCTCATTAGGTTTGTTGAGGGTTTTGATAATGAGTATGGGTTTGCGATTCAGTTGCTGGATTCTTCGCACTTAGATATTAATTACAATCGTGATCTAAAGGATGGCAATAGGATAAGGATGTCGGTTGAGGTTAATGGTTGGGGGCGTGTTGCTGCTTATCATGTGCGGACTCAGCATCCAGGTGATAGGGTTTATTACTATGGGAATGTTAAGTATGAGCGTATCCCTGTAGAGGAGATTTGGTTGTCCTTCGTTCCTTTTAGATTGGGGCAGTTGAGAGGGGTTCCTTGGGCTCATGCTTCTTTGTTAGAAATGTATCACATGTATGGTTATAGAGAGGCGGAGTTGGTTGGTGCTCGGGGGGCAGCTTCTAAAATGTTTGCCTATGTTCCTGATTCTGAGGTTGTGCCTGAGGGGGATGAGGAAGAGGCTGACTTTGTTGAAGAGCTTGAGCCAGGGTCCGGTATTGTTGCGCCTTACGGTTATGATATTAAGACTTTAGATTGGAGTACATCTGGAAGTAACTTTAGTGCTTACATGAAAGAGGGTAAGCGGGGTGCGGCGTCGGGTTTGGATGTTTCCTATAACTCGTTGGCTAATGATGGTGAGGGGGTTAGTTTTGGGACGTTAAGGCAGTTTGTTCTGGATGATCGTGATTCATGGAAGAAAAAACAGCGTTGGGCTCGTGAGGAGTTGTGTGATCAGGTTTTTTCACGATTTTTAAGGATGGGTATTCTTAAGGGTGCGATTCCAAAACTTAGATTTTCGGATTTGTCTAGATTAGATAATCCTTTGTTTCAGGGGCGGCGCTGGTCTTGGTTTGATCCGTTGAAGGATGAAAAGGCGAATACTGAGGCAATAGAAAATTTAACTAAATCTCAATACCAGATTATTAGGGACCGGGGGGATGATCCTGAAACGGTTATGGATGAGATTCTTGATTTTGAAAATCGGATGTCTGAGGTTCGTTTGTTGAGGTCTAAGTTGGTGGGAGTTAGTGTGGAGGTTGGTGATGACGGCGATGAGAAAGAAGCTTGAAATTGGTAATCAATTTCGGTCGTTTGATGTAGTTAGAGAATCTGTTAATGATGGTGATAGGACTGTTGAGTTAAGCTTTTCAAGTGAGGAGCCTGTTGAGCGTTGGTTTGGAATGGAGACATTGGGCCATGGTGTTGGTGAATGTGATCTTTCAGGGCTTAGTGATAACGGCGCGTTTTTAATGGATCATGATAGAGGTGATCAGAGGGGAGCGATTGAAAGGGTTTGGTTGGATGGTACTAAGGGTAAGGCTGTTGTTCGTTTGTCAAAAAATGCTAGGGGTGAAGAGCTTTTAGTTGATATTCGGGATGGTATCCGCACAAAAATTAGTGTCGGTTATAGGGTGTTAGAGATTGTTCATGTTAAGCGTGATGAGAATGATCTTGATTGGTATCGGGTGACCAAGTGGGAGCCTTTTGAAATATCTTCCGTTTCAGTTCCTGCTGATAGGATGGTTGGAGTGGGTCGTTCTGAGGTTGGTTCGGAAGCTGTTGTATTTAATGTTGATTTACGGGGAATAGAAATGCCTAAAGAAGTTAAAGAAGTTGTTGTTGAAAAGAAGGGGGAGCGTTCAGGTTCTGAGAGTGTTGTGGGTTTAGAAAATAAGCCTGTTGATGCTTCTTTGGTTCGTGCTGATGAGAAAGCGCGCTGTAGTGAGATTGTGGCAATGGGTCGGCAGTTCGGCTTAGATGATGACGCAAGTAAGGCGGTGTCTGAAAATGTAAGTGTTGATAAATTTAGGCAGTTGGTTCTAGATAATGTTAGGGAGGGTTCAGCAAAAACCACTGGTACGGATATGGATTTGGGGCTAACCGATAGCGAGGTTAGATCCTATAGTTTGATTAATGCGGTTAGATCTAGTATTACGGGTAATTGGAAAAAGGCGGGTTTAGAGCGTGAGGTTTCGGTTGCTCTTGCTGATAAGCTGGGAAAGGATGCGCGTGGTTTCTATGTTAACTATGAGGTGCTTTCTCAGATGGGAAGGGCGGCTCAGTCTACAGCCTCAACGTTGGGTGGTGAGTTGGTTGCAACCGAGTTATGGAGTGATCAGTTTATTGAGTTGCTTAGACCAAATTCGATAGCGGCTGCGGTTGGTGTTCGTTTTGCAACGGGTTTGGTTGGGGATGTTGATATTCCAAAGATGACTGCGGGATCTTCTTTCTTTTGGATTGATGAAGATGAGGCTGGTCAGGATTCTAATATAACCCTTGGTGTTATAAAGATGTCACCAAAAACTATTTCGGGGGCTGTTCCTGTTACTCGTCGTTTGATGCAGCAATCAACACCTGATATTGATGTTTTGATTCGAAATGATTTATTGCGTGGTATTGGGTTAGGAATAGATAAAGCAGTTTTTGTAGGGACGGGATTGAGTAATCAGCCGCTAGGAATAAAGAATCATACGGGTGTTAACGCCATTGCGGTTCCTCCTGGGGGGTGGGATTGGAAGACGATTGTTGCTTTTGAGACTGAGGTTGCTGAGGCTAATGCTAGTGTTGAAGGGATGGCATATGCGATGCGTCCATCATTGCGTGGTGATCTTAAGACAACAGAGAAATCAGTAGGTACTGCCAAATATCTTTGGGATGATGGTGAGGTCAATGGGCATCCTGCTGTTACGTCAACTCAATTGGAGGCTGATGCTATATTGCATGGTGATTTTGGTCAGGCTCTTGTCGGTATGTGGGGGGCGCTAGATCTTACGGTTGATAAGTCTACTAAGGCGGCTAGTGGTGGTGCAGTATTACGAGTCTTTCAAGATGCGGATGTTGCTGTTCGTCATCCGGCGGCTTTTTCTTATGGTAAGCGAGTAGCTGCATAGAAAGTCTAGTACTGATTTTTTATTGTTTGCAGTAGCGAGTTATTTTTGTGCTCGCTATTGCCATTATTGGAGTGTTTGTTGTGAAGGTTAAGATTATTAAGGGTGTAATGATTGATGGTGATTCTGTTTTTCCTACACGTAAGAATGGTAAAAAAACAGTGGAAACCATTGTTGAAATTAGTGCGGCCAAAGCTAAAACTTTAATAGCATCAAGTCAGGCTGAAAGGGTTTCATCTAATGTTGAAGTCACCTATCAGTTGGTAAAGCTTAAGCCAGAGATGGATAAGCTTGATGAATTTTTTGGTGGGGATGATGAGGAAAAAGAGGACGGTGAGGATTAATAGTGATTGGGGCAGATGACTTTTCTGTTTTTTATAGTGCTGATGATTTTGGGTGTGAGTTGTTGTTGACTCATGTCGACTTGTCAGATAAAAAAATAACTGTGTTATTTGAAAAGTGCGTAGATGATTCTGCTGCAAGGACTAATGGTAGGTCGTCATCTAAGCCTGTTAAGTTTGATAGGAAAACGGCTAGGATTCCAAAGGTATCGCTTCCAAATAATTATAGTGAGTACTCAGTTGTTATTGATGGCGATCCCTGGGTTATATCGACCCATACGGAATTATCAGTGACTGAGTATTTGATATATTTAGTGCCTGAGGTTGTTGGTGATGGCGTATGGGTTCGAGATTGATGTGGGTGATCAAGTAGATAATGCGGCTAAGTATTTATCTGGGTTAGAGAGTCGTCTTGATATTGTTTCAGGTCGTGCATTAAAGAAGGTTGCTAAGTGGCTTGCTGTTCATTCTTTGCGTGAGATTGGTAAAGAATTGGAAATAAAACAGCAGCCACTTAAGCGAAGATTTAAAGTTTATCCTGGTGGTGATAAAGAGGTTAAATTGTGGGTTGGAATATTTCCAATTGCTGTTCATCATTTGGGGAGTGTTAAAAAAACGCCTGATGGTGTAAGGGTGGGTCGTCGTCGTTATGGTGGTGCTTTTATGGCTTCGGCGGGTGGCGGTTCGGAAATGGTTTGGCGTCGCAAGGGTCGTGAACGTCTTCCGGTTGAGAGGGTAACAGAGGATATTTCTGATCCTGTGAGGGATGCTTTGCAGCGCTGGGAAAGTCGGGTATCAAAAAAATTTGCTGATATATTGCAGCATGAGATTAATTTCGAGCTTAATAAATAATGGAAATAAATAGGCCAAGTCAACTCTATGATCAGATAGTTAGTACAATGGATGGTATGGTTTCCGGTAATCTTATTGTTGAGGGTTATGAGGAGTCTGGTGAGCCTTGTATAAAAGGGCCAACATTGCTTATTGAGTTTGAGATGGGTAAGCCAGGTGTGCGCGGGGGTGATGGTAGGTATTGTCACGGCTACCATGTGAGTATTCATTGTATTGTACCAAATTCCATTAAAAGGCCAGGATTGGCAGCTTTGAATTTGTCGGCAGATATTGAGCGTATTGTTGATTTTAATCGGTGGGGAATAGATAGCATTCAGATTGATAGGCCGCTACATATAAGAAGTGAGCCTAGCTTGTTTCAAAAGGGGTCAGGGGGATTTGAAGGCTGGGCGGTTAGCTGGTTGCAGAATATATATCTGGGTGAATCCTGTTTGGATAGTGAAGAGGAGAGGGGGGGGATTAGTTTTTCAATAGATCCTGGTGATGCTGATAATATTGATTCATATTCCTTGATAGGTGGGTCTGATGCGTGAAGCTGTTGAGCTTATGGTTAGGGAAATGATTTCCCCGGTGTTGGATAGATTGGAGGATATAAGTTCGGAGGCGGAGGATCTGCGGCGAAGGATGCAAAATATTATTCGCTTGGGTTACGTTAAAGAAGTGGATTCTTCAGGAACAAAAATAAAGGTAGCGCACGGTAAGTTGGAAACACCATTTATTCGATGGTTTTCGTCTGCGGCAGGTGAAACGATAGATTATCGTTGTCCAAGTGTCGGTGAGCAGGTTGTTTTGGTTAACTATGGTTCGGGTGATGGTGGTAGTCAGACGATGGCGCTTATAGGTGTTCATAGTGAGGCTTACCCTTTTCCAACAAGTGATCCTAAGGAAATATTAAGGGTTTACCCAGATGGAACACGGGTTTCCTATCATTCAGGTGAGCATTTGCTAAAGATTGATGTTGAGGGTGATGCTGAGGTTAACGTTAAGGAAAATGCAACGGTTAAGGCTCAGAATCTGGTTAAGATTGAAGGTTCTAAAGTTCATGTAAATGGTGGTGTGGGTGTTGTGACGGGTGCGCATAGGTGCATGGTTACAGGTTTGCCCCATGGTGATTGTTCTACTCAAGTGACAGCGGGTAAGTGATGGCGTTGGAAGCGGAAAAGATGGCTGTTGCAATTGAATCGGCAATGGTTGCTTATGGGTTTAAGCCTTTGGCAGAAAATGGAGCTTCGCATAAGTGGTGGTTGGCGTTGGCTGAGGGGATTATTAGTAATCTTAAGGAGGATGCTGAGGTTCCTGTTGCGGCTGGATCAAGTAATGGTGTTTATAAGGTTGAATAATGAAAGGAATTGATAGGTTAACGGGTCGGACGATTGATGGTTTTAAGCAGTTAGTTTCTAGAATTACCCAAGTCATGACTTCGCCTTTGTCCTCTCGTGCTAAACGTCCAGGGTTTGGATCTAGAGTACGTGAAAGCCTTTCTGCTAACATGTCTGATGGTATGTTGATGGTTACGCAGTCGAGGGCTATAGAGGCGTTTTATAATCCAGTGAATGGGATTGGTGATTTTCTACCAACTAGCTGTATAGCGAGGCGTGGAGCCAATGGCCTGAGTTTGTATTTTGAGGGTGTTTGGTTGGGTCGTAATATAAAATTCGAGGTTGTGTTAGATGTTCCCGCATAGAAATCCTTTGCCAAAGTCAGAGATTATTACGACACCAGTTTTTGAGGTTTTATTATCAGATATAAAATCAGATGTTTTGTCGTATCTTGAAGAGAATTCGCCTGATGATGTTTCTGCTGTTAGAGAAACATTTGATAATGAAGCGGAGATTTTAACAAAGTTGGTGGAGGCGTTTGCTGTAATTTTACAAAGTAGGCTTAGGCAATTGAATGCAGATGCTCAGCAAATGTTTGGTATGTATGCAACTGATGATGCAATGGTTGATTTAATTGCAAGTCAGTTGTCGGTTGAGCGTCAAGTTGTTAGTCCAGGTGATCCTAATGCTTACCCTGTTGTTCCTCCGGTGATGGAAAGTAATGATTCATTATTGATGCGTTATTATTTGTCGGCCTATGCGTTGGCATCGACTGGCACGCGTTCGGGTTATCGTTTTCATGCAATGACTTTAGGGGGTAGGCCGACCGTTAAGGTTGATAGCTATCAAAAAAATAAAGTAGTTGTCACTTATGAGTTTGAGGATCATGAATTGGCAGGGGAAACAAAGGACGCTCAGGCGCGGCGGGTTTCTCCAGGTGAGGTTGATTGTTATATTCTGTCGCATTTGGGGAATGGTGTTCCAGTGCAATCGCTTGTGGATGGAACTCAGGAATATTTGGAGCGGGATGATATAGCTCAAGAAACGGATTTGATTACTGTTAAGCCGTCGGTGTCAAAGGGGTGGAATTGTGAGGCTGTGTTATATATTAGGCCAGGACCTGATGAGGATGTTGTAAAGGATGAGGCTGAAAAGGCTATAGAGAATTATGCTGCGGCTCAGCACGTTCTGGGTGGGAGCATTGAACCGTCAATGTTATACAGGGTGCTGCTTGAGACGACAGGGGCTCACAGGGGCGATTTGATACAACCAGCGCAGCCTTTGCGCTGTATTTATAGTGAGGCACCTTTCCTTGGATCAGTCAAAATTGCCGTTATCACTGAGAGCCTTTAGTGTTCTACCTGATAATAGGAGCGCCTTAGAACGGGCGTTGGAATTGTCGTTAAGTAATAGGGTTTATGGGGTAGAGAATCCTTACCCTGCGTTGCTTGATGCGGATAATACATCATTGGGTGTTGTGCCTTATTTGGCTTCTGAGCGTCAATTGCCAATATGGGATGCATCTGATAGTGAGGAGGTAAAGCGTAAGCTTGCAGGCAACGCTTGGAAGGTTAGGCGGCTAAGTGGTACTAGCGCTGGTTTGAGTCTGGCGCTAGATTCGCTTGGTTTTTTGAGTGAGATAGTGCCTTGGCATAAGCAGAGCCCTAGAGGGGTTCCTTATAGTCTGGAGGTGATTGCTTGGGAGCAAGGTAACAAGCCGGTTGATGTTGATAATGTTTTTAAGCTGATGGCTTATATTGAGGAGGCTCAATCTGAGCGCGATCAGGTTGAGCTTAGCTTGATGTTTGGTGTTAGTGTTGGTTTTGGTTTGTCTGTGGCTAGGGCTCCTGTGACAAATGTTAGGGAGTTGGATGTCAGTGCTGAGCTGTGGCCTATGCCTGAGGTTGTTTTTTCTTGTGCAGTGACGGTGGGGGCTTTGGTTTCGGTTAATGTTAGTTACTTGGATGTGGTTGCTGTCGTTCCTGAGTTTTAGATTTATTACTGTCTGTTGGTGATTTTATGAGTGGAGTTAGTTTAGTAATAACTCGCGCTGGTCTGGAGGAGTGTGTAAGCGCGTCTAGTCAGGGTGTTGTGTTAAATGTTAAATGGGTGTCGGCTGGTGATGAGTCTTATACTCCTAATGCTGAGCAAACTGCTTTAGTTAATGAGCTTCAAAGGGTTGAGTTTAGTGAGTATAAGGATCTATCTGGAGGGCAGGTACAAGCGGTTGGAAAGTTTAGCGGGCCAGATGAATACGCTATTAGGGAGATAGGATTCTGGTTGGAATCGGGGACGTTGTTAGGTGTTTTTTCTACGCCAGGTGTGACGCTTAATTACAAGGTTAAAGATGGTCATTGTATACAGCCTTTAACTTTGGATCTAAGTGCTTTGCCAAGCAATTCTGTTCAAGTTGTTGTTGGCACGGAAAATTTAAACATTCTGATGGATGATGAGTTTATGATGGATGCGGCTGTGTTTATTAAGAGCCAGGTTGTTCAGGTTAAACAGACTCATAGGCAGATGCAATTGAGTGAAAGGTTGAGGGTTTTGGAGATGGTTAATGTCTAGTATTATAGAAAGCTTGCAAGAGGTTAAGAATGCGGCGCAGGATCAAACGGCGGCAAGTCAGGCGTTGAGTGATGAGGTGTCTGGAAAGGTGGCGGAGATTAATTCCGTGGTTTCTGGTGCTAGGCAGGATATAGATAATTTTATTTCTGGGGAGAGATCTAATTATCCTTTTTATAGGCTTACAAAAAATCAGTCGTTAGAGGGGGTTGATGGTTCTGTTCCTGATCATTGGTCGTCTGCTTCTGATGTTACCTATACTTTGGTTCAAACTGTTCTTGATAATGTTGCCTGGGGAGATAGAACGGATGAGGAAAAGGAATTGCTTGATATTCTTGGTGGCGCTGGAGTTCAGTATACTAAGTCCAACTTTAATATCTGGAGGATGGATTGGACGTCTATTGCTCCTGAACATACGCTTTATCAAAAAGTTAATCACTCTGTTGGTATTACGGTTTGTGCATTAACGAAAGTGTTGAGTGGATCAATAAGTAATTATTGGGCAACGGGTTCTGTTGTTGGTGAGTGGAAGGTGTCAGGTATGTATATTCCAAAATCTAATTTGGGGTATGTGCATTGTCATCCGCAAAGATTGTCGGAGACGGGATCTATGTTGTTTGCGTTACCGGCTTGTGTTGCTGGGAGGGTGCCGTTTGAAAGTGGAATGTGGGGAGATTACCCATATATAGGAGATGGTCAAGATGGATGATTATAGTGGTGATGTTAAGAGTAAGGTTGAGCTTACGGATATACTGAGAAAAGATATTTCAGATAAAGCGGGTGATACGCTTTCTATTCTTGGTACTGCAGCGGATGCTGTTCAATTGTTATTATATGAATTGTCAAAGTTGGTGGCGGATTTGTCTTCAGTTCAAAGTATTGATGATGTTAGAAATTCAGCGGAATCACTTAACTCTGCTATTGGGGGATTTTATTCTAGGGTTGATTCTGGTGAGGTTAGGTTGCCCTATAAATCTAAGGAATTTGAGACTGTAATTGGTGAGATAGAGCATAGGGCTACGGCTGTAGCTGATGTTATAGATCCTAGTGAGTAAATATAATGAATGCTTGGCGTTATAGGTTGTCGTCTTGTTTTTCGTATGCTCATAAATCTTTTGATGGTATTGGTTATTCCAATGAATGGGTTTCTATTAGTGATGGTGTGATCAGTATAAAAAAAGGTTATGCCTGGGATGGTTGCAGTCCTAAAAAATATATTTTTGGTGTTTTATATTTTGGTGTTCCAGATGGAAACTTATATTTTGGTAAGCCTTGGACGTATTATGCTAGTTTAGTTCATGATGTGTTGTGCCAATATAGGAATGATATACCTATATCAAAGGATGATGTGATAAAAGTATTTAATGATCAGTTGACGGAGATTGGTTGGCCGCTTAGGTGTGTTTATGTTTCTGCGGTTTCGTGGTTTGGTCCTCAGGATTTTGGTTGTTAGTGTGTTTAAAATTTAAGGCCGCTTAATTATTGGCGGCTTTTTTTGTGGGGGATTTATAGTGGGGTTAGGTAGTCGTAGGTCTGGGGATGATGATTATGATGTTATTGCAAAGTATCAGTGTCCTAATAGGAAGTGCTGGCATGAGGTCGGTGAGGTTGTTAGTTTGCTTCCTTGTGAGGCAGAGTATTTATTGTTAGGCGGTAAGGTTGCGCGTGTTGCAGTGGCCTCTGTCGAGGTTGAGGGAGAATAGTTAAATGCCAGAAATACCAAATTATGTACATAATGGAATTAGTGTTGAAACCCATCCGGCACCGCCTCCTATGGGGCCATTAGGCGCGGTGGTTTTGGGTTTGGTTGGTACTGCGCCAGATGCTGATGCATCGTATGTTTCAAACACGCCGATTAGAATATCCAATTTGGCGGATGCAGCGAAGCTTGATACAGCGGGTAATGAACTGGGTACGTTGTGGCGTACATGCTATGAAATATTCAGACTTGTTTCAGTTCCTATCTATGTTGTTATTATTGATGAGGGGGTTGATATAGCGGCCACTATTAATAATGTTATTGGAGCTGTTGACGCGGGAACGGGTCAGAGGTCTGGTATTGAGGCGCTGGCGGATTGTATGGAGATACCAACACATATATCAGCGCCTGGTTTTAATACAAAGCCGGTTGCTGATGCGTTGGCATCGATGGGGAAAAGGTTGTTCTCTATACCTGTCGCTGATGGTCCTAATACCAATGATGTTGATGCGGTAAATTATTCACTTAGTTTGGGTGGTGCGGGTACGGGTTACGAGTCGTTTTATTTGGTTGATCCTCAGGTATCGGTTTATAGTCAGGCTTCTAGTGGTTATGTTTATTTCTCAGGTGCTGCTGTTGCGTTATCCTGTTTCGCTCGGGTTGATCCGTGGGAAAGTCCAGCTAAGGGGGGGATGGGTGCGCTTATAAGTGGTACCTCAAGGACTATTGATTATAACATCATGGATAAATCAACAAATGGTGGTTTGTTGAATAAACACGGTGTTTCCTACTTTGCTAGAACCTCAATGGGTGGTTTTTCGCTGATAGGTAATCGGTGTGTGATGGGTCGCTTTGTCTCTCAGGTCGGCTTGGAATACGCAATAATTAGAAAGCTTGCAAAGACGTCTCAGAGGGCTATGGCCAGAAATATGAGCCCGTCATTTATGCAGCAAGAGATAACAAAATTAAATGTGTGGCTCAAAACCTTACAGGCTGATGAGACAATTATTGGTGCTCAGGTGTATCTGCATCCTACGCTTAATAGTTCGGCAAACTATCAAAATGGTGAGTGGCATATTGCTATTAAATATCATGGTTTTGCGCCAAATGAGCATATGGTTTATCACTTGATTGAAGATACTGGGATTGTAGAGACATTTTTAGAGGAGGTGTTATAAATGGCTGGACAGCGTTCTAGAATTGCTAGGCAAGCTATGGTTAATGGGATGGCTTTAATTAAGGAGATGGAGGAGTTTACACCGCCAGAGGTTAAGAAGTCGATGCAGGAGACGCGGGGCGGGTCCTTTATTCCTGGTGAGATAATGGTTGGGTTGGAAAAGCTTAATTGTAAGTTTAAGGTGAAGGGTGCGGGGCAGGAGCTTTTGTCTACGTTTGGCCTTTCGGCTGGTGAGTTGTGTCAGGTTGATATTAAAGAATCTCATCAGGATGAGGATGGAAACAAATTTTCCATATCGGATTCTATGACGGGGGAGGTAATATCTGTTACAGAGTCGCCTAGTAAAATGGGTGATATGCCCGATCATGAATTTGAGATGTCGGTACAGGCTTACAAGAAAATGGAGAATGGTAAAGTTATATATGATATTGATCGAAATGCTCAAATAATTGATTTGGGTGGCGGTGACATTATGGCTGATCATCGTAGAAATATTGGTTTGTCATAAAAATATAAAATATAAATTTTCTCTGTGTAGCTACAGATAGGCCCCTTTATGGGGCTTTTTTATGGAGTAAAGAAATGTACAAAGCTAAAAAGCATAATCTTAGGTGGCCTATTGATAAGCCTAATTCTAAGATTGATTCGGTTGAGTTTGGGCTTATTTCTGTTTCAGATCATAAGCGTATGGCTAAGGATTATGATCAGGAGAGTAAGGATTTTATGAGGGCGTGTGTTTCCTTTGTTACGGGTATTTCAATTGATGATCTTAAGCTAGTGGTAAAGCCTGATTATAATAGTATGCATAAAGAGGTTTTGAGGATATTAACTAAGCCTTCGTCTGATTTTGCTGATGTTGGAGATCATGATTCTCCCAAGTTGATAAATCCGATTGATGGTGATGGTGGGGTTATAGAGACTTATAAAATAAAGCCGCCAACGGTGGGTGTCACTGATGCAATGGATGTGTATGAGACGGAGGAGGAAAGGACATTATATTTATGCTCAACGTGTACGGGGTTGAGCGTGTCGGAGCTTGGTGAAATGAGCCTTCCAGATTGGACGCATTTGCAGGTTAGATTGATTGATTTTTTGCAAGAAGCGGCGGACTACTTTCCCCTAAAGACGTAGAGTCTCTGACGGACATAATCCCATTGGTCTATGGGGTTAGTCCTAGAGAAGTATTGGAATGGCGCGTTGACGAGGCTATGCGCCGTTATCATTTGGCAATAGCAAAGCTTGGAATTAAAAGGTGATGTGTGGTTGATACTAATATTTCTTTAAAGATGTCTGCCGCAAATGATATAGGCGGTCCTGCAAATAATGCTGCAAAAAGTATTTATGGTTTGGGGCGCGCTATATCTGAGACTAATTCTGAATTAAAGGATTTGGAGAAAAAGCAAAAATCTATTTCACGCTATAGAGGGTTGTCTGATCAGGTCGGAGAAACTCGGCGGGAGATGGAGAGTGCTAGGCTTGAGGTGTCTAGGTTACGAATTGCAGAGGTTTCTGCAAGTAAGGTTGTTCGTGACCACTCAAAGGCACTTAAAGAGTCAGAGAGATTATTGTTGTCTTCTGCTTCTGCTTATGGGGCGGAGTCTGCAGAGGTTGATTCTGCTAGAAAGCAGGTGGTTAGACTTACTAGAGAAAAGAAGAGTTCAGAAAGGGCGCTAAAGAAAGAGCTGGCCGCAATTAAGACGGCGGAGCGGCAGTCTGAAAAGTTGGCCAAGTCGTATGGTAAGCAATCTAAGGAGTTGGGTGGTTTACGTCGAGATATGTCGGCGGCTGGTTTTAATTTGAATGCGCTTGGTGCGGAGGAATTGAGGTTAGCAAAAAGGACGGCTGGTGCTAATAAGGCTTTGGAGAGGCAGTCTGTTAATCTGAAAAAGGTTAAGGACATGCAGTCTAGGATTGACGCTAGACGGGCTAAGCGTGGAGAGTTGGCGGGTGAGGCTGTCGGTGTTGCTGCTTCGGTAGCGCCTTTGGCGTTGGCGGGTAGGCGCTCAATTGAATATGAGGGTGTTTTTGCTGATGTTAAGAAGCAGATAGATTTTTCTAGTGAGGGTGAGGAATCTAAATATAGAAGTGAAATGTTAAAGCTTGCCGGTGATTTGGGTGTAGGTCAGGATGGTATAGCTGGGATAGTTTCTCAGGCTGGTCAGTCGGGTATTGAGAAAAGCCAGCTTCTTGAATTTGCAACCTCAGCTACAAAGATGTCGGTTGCCTGGGATGTGTCGTCGGAAGATGCGGGGGCCACTCTTGCTACTTGGCGGGCGTCTATGGGTTTGACGCAAGAAAAGGCGCTTGATCTTGCAGACGCAACAAATTATTTAAGTAACAACATGAATGCAAAGGCTAGTGAGATTGCGTCGGTGTTGGTTCGTGAGGGTTCGACTGCCATGGGTGCGGGCTTTAGCTCGAATGAGGTTGCAGCACTTTCTTCTAGTTTAATAGCCGGTGGTGCAACTGGTGATACTGCAGCGACAGCGTTAAAGAATATATCGAGCGCATTAACGGCGGGTTACTCTGCAACTGGCGGGCAGAAGGATGCCTTGGATAGGATTGGCTTTGATTCTGATGAGCTTGCTGAGTTAATGCAAGAGGATGCTCAGGCAACGCTGGTCAGTGTGATGAGGTCGTTGCAGGAGGTTTCTGATGCCGAGCGTGGTGCAGTAATCTCTGAGCTTTTTGGGTCAGAGATTAAGGGTGCGGTGTCTAAGCTTGTTGCTAACATTGATGATGATAAAAATGGGTTGGTTGCTTCGTTCTCTCGTGTTGCAAACGAAGCGGATAGGGCTGGCAGTGTTACGGATGAGTATCTTAATAGGTCGAAAACAAGGGGGCATGCGCTTTCTCAGTTAAGCTCTAAGTTTGATCGAATGGTAATAACTTTAGGTGATAGATTGTTGCCAGTAGTTGATGCGATTGCGCCGCCATTAATGTCTGTTGTTGATGGTGTGTCTAATTTTGCTGAGGCCAGCCCAGAGTTGGCTAGTGGTTTGTTGGCTGTAGGTGGGGCGTTGGCGGTCGTGAAGGCTGGAGTGATAGCGTTTAAGTTGGCGCGGCTTGCTGCGGGCGCTGGTGCTGATAAGGTCCGCTTGGGTAGGCTTAAGCTTTCGGCAACGACTGATAGGACGGCTTTGAGTGCTAATAAAGCTAATATTTCATTGGGTCGTCTTAATCGTCAGTTGCTTGGTCTTGGTGCTGCAGGAGGGGTGGGTTCAAAGTCTGGTGATAAAAAAGGAAAGAAGGGGCGAAAGCGTAAGGGTAAGGCGTCTAGTTTTGGTGATTTTCTTTCAGGTGGGTCTGGTGGTTTGGCTCTTGCGGGGGCTGGTGTGGGCGCTAAGGCGTTTAAGCCTGTCGATATAGCACTACAGGGGGCGGGCTTAGTTTCTGCCTTGGCGGTGGGAAATAAGCTTGCAGCAGCGGAGTCTGCTGGTGATATAGCGGGTGGGGTTGGTGGGGCGGCGCTGGGTGCTGCGCTTGGTTCTGCTATTTTGCCTGGTATTGGTACAATTGTTGGTGCGGGGATCGGTGGGTTTGCGGGTAGTGAGCTGGGTGGCTGGGTGGGGGAAAGTGTTGCAGGGTGGTTTTCTGAGAATAAGACAGATCGGCCCCCGTCTGCTGATGTTGCTCAAAAGTCTGAGGCTTTGCGTGGGATTGAGAATAGAATAAATTTTGCGCCAGTAATTCAGGTTTCACCGTCTGGTAATGCTGCTTATGATGATTCTTTTTCTAATGATTTGGTTAGCAAGTTGAAAGCGGAGTTTGTCCCCTTGATGGTTGGTGGGGCAGATGTTTCTATTCGTTCAGATGCAAGCTTGTTTGATAGGGGTGACATATGAGGCAGATGTTATCGCTGGGTGGTTTTGTTTTTTCACTGGGTGATGGGACGGCTTACGAAAGCCTGCAGAGGACTAGCGGTGGTGGCTGGGTTGTTGTTTCGAGATTTGGTCAGAAGCCGGTTAGCCAGCATACAGGTAGCCCTTTGGATGTTATTGTTTTGTCGGGCTCTTGGTTTCGCGGTGAGGGTATGCTTAGTGTTGATGGCTTAAGGGCTTTGCAGGCTAAAGCGGAGCCTTTGGTTTTGGTTGATGGTTACGGGGGCAATCATGGCTTGTGGACAATCAAGAAGATACAAGAGAAGCAGGGAAGTATTATTGATGATGGAACTGCTTTTGTTGTGAGTTTTACGTTGGAGCTGGAGGAGTTTTCTGGTGCGAAAAGTTCTTAGTCGTGATGGTGATACAGTGCCATTGGTTTTGTGGCTTTCTTTAGGTCGTTCTGATGATGAGGTTGAGGAGGAATTTTATAGGTTGAATCCTGGGGTTGAGTCATACGGTCCGGTGTTGCCAAAAGGTGTAGAGCTTAAGTTGCCAGATTCAGTTCGGGTTGAGCCCGCAAAGGTGGTTAATGTATGGGATTAGATTATAAGCCTAGGGTTAGGGTTTCTGGGTCGGGTGAGTCAGTTATTAATGAGGGTTTGGTTTCGTGGGGTCGTGTTGATTCTTCGGGGGTTAGGTCTGATCAACTGACAATTGTTGTTGATGTGTTTGGAAAAAACGGGCTTCCTAGGGAAGGGGCGGTTTTGTCTTGGTTTGAGGGTTATGATGATTTGGTTGATAAGGGTGAGTTTAGGATAACAAGGATTGTTCCTAGGTTGTTCCCTCCAACAATAACGATTATTGCAACCGCTGCACCTTTTCAGGTGGATGATAAAACTGGTTTTAAGGAAAGGAGGACTAGAACTTTTGAAAGCGTTGTTTTTGCAGATATGTTTAGGCAGATAGTTGGCCATCATGGCTTTAGCCCTCGTATTGCTAGTGAGTTTGAGGGTTTGGTAATTGATCATGTTGATCAGGTGGATGAAACAGATTCTTCATTTTTGGCAAGGATTGCCTCGGGTTATGATGCGATTGCTAAGCCGGTTAACGGAGTTTATGTCTTGGCTAAAAAGGGTATGGTTAAGACTGTTTCGGGGCTGGATATACCGCCTGTTGTTGTTTCGGTTTCTAAAAATGATCCTTCTGATTTGAGTAGGTTTATCAATTGCCAAGTGGATAGTCCTAGTAGGACAAAAAAGCGAGGTGTTAAAGCCTCCTGGTTGGATAATAGTACAGGGTCAGAGTTTGAGGTTGAGGATGGTATTGCGCCGTTTAAAAGGCTCCGTCAGTCGTATTCTAGTGAGGATTCTGCTTTAGCTGCTTGTAGGGACGAGCTGCGAAAAATAGAAAGAGAGGGGGTTGTTGTTAGGATGGATTTGCCGGGAGATCCTTACTTGGTTGCTGAGGGGCTGCTTAAGCTGGATGATTCGTTTCCGTCTTATATGTCAGGTGATTGGTCTATAGATAAGGTTGAGGCTAGGGGTGATGGGGCGGCGGGTTATAGGTGTTCTGTTGTTGCAACTCAGCCAGACAGACAATAAAAAAGCCCTTTCGGGCTTTTTTATTGTCTGTCTGTCCAGCTCCATTTTTCGTCTAGATTGTATTTTCCTTCCTTGTTTTCGTATTTATCAAACATATCAAGTATTGCTTCGGTTATTAGCATTCTCATGCTTACAGCTTTGCTATCATCTGTTGATGTGGATGCGCCAAGGCTTTTTAGTGCCTTATGTATTTTTGTGTCTAGGTCTACTCTGCAATTTGTGGTTGGTCCTGTAAGGTAGTCATCTTCTTTTAGAACAGATTTTATTGCAGCTTTTTTTTCGGGGCTGTCGTTGTCTTGTCTTTTTCTTATTGACATTTTACTCATTTGCAAAAGCCTTTAATTCTTTGGTTATTTTTCTTATTTCAAATGCTGCTTGATGGTCTAGGTCTAGGTCGGTTACGCTGCCGCCGCTTTTCGCTGTTTCAGCATAGACTACGCTGCGAGTTGTGCATGATTCGAATACGGGCAGCTCGTATCCTTGTAGGGCGTCTTTTACTTCTCGGCTTAGTTTTGTGTTTTTTATTGACATGGTTACAAGGAATGCGGCTTTGGGTTTTCCGCCAGTGACTTCTTGTCTTATTTTTATGATTTCCACAAGGTCGGCGCATGCCCATACGTCAAAGGGTGATGGTGTTGATGGTATCAATACTACGTCTGATGCCTTTGTTGCTGCTGCAGCTAATTCTGTAACTTGTGGGGCTCCATCAACAATTATCCAGTCATAGTTTTTTGCCATTTTTGGCAGGTCTTTGGCTAGATTTTTTCCCATTTTTACAACTGGAAAATTATCCTCGTCACCTCTCTCATATGACCAGTCGGAGGCGCTTCCCTGCGGGTCTAGGTCTACTAGCAATACTGAATACCCATCCTTGTCTAGTTGGCATGCTATGTTGGTCGCTGTTGTTGTTTTTCCGACGCCGCCTTTTTGGTTTGCTATGGCTACTATTTTACCCATGTTGTGCATTCCTTTTTTTGGTTGTTTACCTTGGTGTTGTTAATATAGTTAAATTTGTACAAAAG